CAGTTGGATTGTGATCGGACTTACGCGCTGAATGACGTTTATCACCGATCCAGCCATCTGAAGTTCTATCTCTATCGGGAAACGCATCATCCAACTGCTCGCGTAGTTGTATCCCTGCCTTGCATAGCTTTGCCATATCTATCTATTATAGCATTTGAATAGCACAATCCCTCAAGATTATGCTAGAAGCAGTTTAGCCTCATCTTCGGTAATGCCTAGCCTATCAAGCAGGGCTGCCTTTGAAGCAATCTTGGCTTCTCGTTCAACCTTTTCAGTTTCCTTGCTTGCAACATATTCTAAGAATGCGGCATATTCTTCTTTATTCATTGGTCTATCTTCAAATTCGTTTGTTTCGCCGTTAAATATGCGTGTTATTGGATTAGTCATTAGTTCACTCCGTATGCATAGACAGTTCCCGACATTGTTCCACTACTTACGACAAATACCAGAGAAGTAATCGCCGTTGTTGATTTAAATACTCCGCCAAATGTATATGGCTGGATAGTCGTAAGATAATCAGCGGTCAAAAGACCATCAAGGTGAATAACCTTTTCAACAGTTGATGAGTCATAATTGTAAATATCACAGACGAAAGTTAAATTGGTCGCATTTTTTACGCCCGAACCGCTGGAAATCGGAATTGTATAATTTGCGCGCTGATTTGCCGTTGCTCCGGTTACTCCCGCTACATAAACGCCAGTGGTCAAATTATTTATTTTGATATCCATATCTTGGGCTGTTGTGCTATTTTGTAAATTAACCCCTACAAGTTTTAGATATTTGTAGCCAGTTGTAATGCTGTTATAAGTAGTTGATGAACCTGAAAGTGAAATAGTTGAAAGAAGTGTCATACCACCACTTGCAGCAGTTGCCCAAGCCAAGCCAGTAGCAGCAGTTGAATCAGCCGTTAGAACCTGACCATTGGTGCCAACTGCTAAACGTGCGAAAGTATCTGCACCTGTGCCTGCTACTAAATCGCCTTTAGCATCAACAGCAGTTGCCATTGTGTTAGTTACAACTGGTATCGGCCCAGTACCACTAGCAACCGATATACCTGTACCAGCTTGAACTTCAGTTACATCTCCAGCACCGCTAACGCCTACCCATGCTGTTCCATTGTAAACTTCAACTGCATTAGTATCCTGTAAATAAGACACCATACCTTCAGCCAATACACCGCTTAGCGCGCTTGTGCGAGCTGCTGAGCTTGCAAACACCATAACTGTTTGCTCATTCAAATACGTATTGACTTGGGCTGCGGTAAGCACATCCCCGGTATTGAACAACTTATATCCTGCGCCTGCCATTTGTTCTCCTTAGTAGCTCAGCACGTCTTCACCTAGTATACCCGATACATCGGAATCTAGGACAAAGCCTGCTAATAGTGGTTCGGTTGTGTATAGGGTAGTCATCCAGGATGACTTGGTAATGTCGTGATGGATGGCATTTACTAGGCTTGATTGCACCACGCTAGTTGATCCCGGGGTGGTCTTAGTAACTGTTACTCCATCAAGCAATTCTATGTCTACCCCTGCCAATGGCTTATTGGGGTTAGTGTCATCATAAAGGTTAAGCTGAATGCTATCTATGCGTATCTCAGGGTCTTTACGTGTGGCTAGGATGCCTTCAGCTTGATCTAGGGCTTCAGCATCGGTCTGCACCAATATGCCTGCGCGTGTGCCTGAATGCAAGAAAAACTTATCAATTGAATCTTGGTCAAAGGCATTCTGAGCTGTGCCACCTAGGCGTGTGATGGTTACGTCATTTATCAGGTTTGTATCATCTAGGGCAACTACTGCATTGGTATATGAGATGTCTGTGCCTTGGTCGCTAAACTCATAGACCGGGAACGCTGGCGTGGCTATAAGGGCATTACGGCCTACAAAGTTTATTTTCCCATTACCATCTAGGAAGATGCCGCCAAACTCGCTCTGTTCCACGTTAAACAGCGCCTCAAGGGCATCCCTGTCTGTGCCTGGGTCGGCTTGTAGGGTGGAATCCCCTGCATCTATGTTTCTTAAGCTAATAGGCCATTCAATCTCATCAAGAATGGCATTTACTCTAGCCCCTGACAATTGAACCCCTGATCCTGCAATTGTGTCAATGCCTGAGCCTGCAAGCAATTTAAAGCCATCTACGCACTTCAAGGTTACTGTGCTTAGGTCATCGTTTCCTTGCCTAAAGCCTGTGTCATAGTTAGTGATAAAGCCTGAAAATAAAAAGTAATTGTTGGTTGCATAAGTAGCATAGATAATAATCTGCCTAAGCGGCACAAGATTTGGATAATAAATACTGGCAGGGTTAGTCGGATTCCAATCGCCATTCTGATCATACAAAGTTACATTGGCTGTGCCAGCTTCAAACTGTGATGTGATGCGATTACGCCCACGTCTAATGCTTACCCGGCTGACCAAGTCTGTAATCTCAATTGGCAACGTGCCTGAGCCAAGGGTATTTGTGCCTAGTATGCCTTCAGTTGCGCTACCTAAGATTAATGGGTTGATTTCAAAAGCGGTATCGCTATCAAAGTCAACAAAGACACGCAGTGTTGGTGCTGGCATTAAATCGCCCTACTGCTTAACAATAGGTTTTTGCCTGTTTTTTGATAGTTGTATTGAATGTCTGTTATGACCTCAGCCAAATCCTCAGCAGATGTAACGTTGCCTTCAACAGTTACGTTAATGGTTGTTTCAGGAATTATGCCTTGGCTTGTTGCAGCTTCAATTGATTGGTTCAAATACTCATTGGCTAATTCAAGGCTTGCCAATGCTGCTGCTAAATCTGCTGCTGCAAGGCTTTCTGTTAGTAGGCTTGTGGCATCCACATAAGCATTGGCGGCATCTACTGCTTCTTGGGCTGCTGCCTTTTCTTCAGGGGTTGTCGCTGCTGCTACGGCCTCTGCTGCTGCCACCACGGCTGCTGCTGCATCTGCTGTTGACAATCCAGCAAACACGCCTGAAGCCTCAGCAGCTTCTTTAAATGCTGTGGCCTTGTCGGTCTTGGCAGCAATAACATTGGCATTAGCAGTAGCCCGGCTAGTTGCAATACCTGTCATCAATTCATTCAAAGCCATTTGTTGCTTGGCTAATGTGTCAAACAAATCTTTAATGTTCTTTTTAGCGGCATCAAAGTAATCGCCCCACTTGGCAAACGGATCGTTTGCTTCAAGCGTAGTTAAAGATTCTGCTAGTTCTAAAGTTTGCTTTTGTATCGTTTCTAGCCTTGCAGATAGTTTTTCTGCCTTATCAGCATCTTCTTCTAAGATAGCCTTCATAAGCAACAAACGTGTGCGTTCTTCTTCAGTAATCTTGCCCTGTAATGCAGCCTCTATCTGTATCTTTTCTAAGTCAAATACAGCCTTTGCTCTAGCAAGTGCAGCCTGGTTCTTTTTATCTTTCTCAGATAATTTAACGGCTTTGTCGCGCTCTTTAACAATCTTCTTTTGTAATTCTAATTGTTTAGCATAATCACGCAACAAGGCAGGGTTTGTTCTAGTTCCACCAAAGCCAGGTGTTGGGAAAAATTGATTCTTTATAGCATCTAATTTAGCCTGTTCACCAGCATCAATTCTAAATCCTGTGCCTAAAAACTCACGGGTATAAGCCAAACTAAATGCTAATGAATTAAATGCTGATCCTAAGAAATTGGCAGCATTGGCAATACCAGATAACACTTTATCAAAATCGCCATCTGCTAACTTCTCTAAAGCCTGTAAAACATCTTCACCAATAATCTTGGCGGCATCATCTAGGGCTGTGCCTAACCTGTCTATTTTGCCTTGATACGAATCGGCAGCAGCAGCAGATGTGCCTTTAAACTCATTATTAAGGGTTGCTATTGCTTCAGCAAATCCCATAGCTTCAAGTTCAGCAGATGTGTATCTCGTTTGGATTTTGCCTAATGAAGCAAAGTTGCCGTTGAAGGCTCTTGTTAATGCGTTGACAGTTGCATCCAAACTTGCGCCTGTGCCTGCTGCTAAATCAAGTGCTGTGTTTAGTAATTGCGTTGCCTGCTCGGCATCTAAGGTAGTTGCTACAAGATCACGTATGGCCGGGCGTAATTGTTCGCCAGAAACACCTGTGGCTAATTCTGTTTGTTTGATAAACGCTTCTAAGGCTGGAACGTTGTAGGCTAAACCTAAATTGTTTAACGATACTGTTAATTGCCTTACAGCCTTGTCTTCAGCAGCAAACGCGGTGATTGATTTTTTCAGCGCACCGATACCAGCAATAGCCAAAAATGTGCGCTTAGCCGTCTTTCCTAATTTATCAAACTTCTTTTCTAAGGCCGATGATCGTTTCTCAGCTTTAATAAATCCAGCATCTTTAAGTTCGCCAATGATGCGAACAACAATGTTAGTACTCATTAAGCCACCTTCTTGTAATCATAAAGCACAGATTGCCTGTTAAAATCTTCTCTTGCTTTGTTAATTGCATTCATAATAGCGGCAACCGCTTTGCCTTGGTTTTCTGCATAAGCTGCATAAAGTAAACGACCACGGGTTTTTGGGTTGCTTGCTTTGTAATTCTGCAATTCTCCAACGTGAGCATCCAGCCTGTTGATCATCATGTTACCTGCATCTGGATTATTGCTCTGACTATCTTTGGTGGTTTTGATACGCATAGTGCGACCATATCTACCAATAGATACCATGTGGCTTGTAGGTCTGCCATAAGGGTTAGTTCTGCCTGCTGTTTCAATGATTGCGCCGGCAGCGTTTTTGTTTAGTAGGCTAATCATAGACTTAAAGCCACCCTTGGTTTTTTTTTGACCAGCCATAGAATAAACAAGCCCAGCTCTAATCAGCGATGGGTTATATTCTGGAAAACCGCTACCAGGATTGTTTGACCAATTGTTTGGTGGGCCAAAAACAAACGCAGGCACTTTAGCCCTAGCATCTTGAACAATAGGGCTTAATTGAGCCTTAATTTGATTGTTCATTTCCTTGGCTATATTAGGTGCTAATTCTTTCAGGGCTTTTCTAAACCCTTCTAGACCTTCTACCTCTACTGGCATGATTCCTATCTTCCGCCTGTTTCTTTAGCACTTCTTGTATAGCTCTTAACATACTGCTATCCATATTAATAAACTCACTAGGCGCAATCCCTGTATGTACAGCTAGCTGGGCTACTCTGTACGTATAGGAATCACGCGTTAGCCATTTGGGGAATCATCACCAAGAACTTCAACAGCCTTTAAAGTTCCTAGAAACTTATCCCCAAATGGATAAACCTCTGGGGCATCTGCTCTACGCAAACATTCCCATGCAAGCCAATAAATATCGCTCTGCTTTTGATCTTCTCTGAAAGCCTTGTAAAAGCCTTTCTTAGCGTATTGCTCAAAAGCATATTCAACAGCAGGTGTTATCTCGTGGATACTTTCCGTGCCATCAGCCCTTACAACTTTAAGACTTGCCATCTTTGCCCCTTTGTTAAATTAGAACGTGCCGGTGTCGGCTACTGTTACAGCAGAGTTTACAGTAAACGTAATGTCTTGTGTTCCAATATCACCAACCGCGCCGTTAATAGGTGTTAGGTTGTTGACAAGAATATCAAATGTATACAACGGGTTAGTTGCTGATACTGCTGGCACTTTAGCCTGCACCATCTTTACAGCCACAGTTGTGCCAAAAGCGGCATTAAGTGTCTGCAATACGTTTGATGTTGCTGTGTCATTCAAAAATGAAACAGTAAGGGTTGCTGATTCTAACCCTTTTACGAATTTGTGGGCAGTATCTCCCATCGCAGAAATTTCCAATTCGTCAGCAGCTCTATTGAGCGTAACTGACGTAACGTGGTCGCTAAGATCAATCGCGTTAATCTTTAGACCAACAGTATTGTTTAAAAATACAGCCATGTTAGCTTATTCCTCGTCTTTCTTAGTTGTTGGTTTTGGTGCTTTTTCGCTTAGCTCAACCTGGCCAATTTTGGCAAGGAAAGCCTCGCGTTCTTTGTCTACATCAGCCATGTTTTAGCTCCAATCGGATAGAACGCTGATTGATACTTCCCCGGATAGCAGATCGCCTGCTGTTCCAGTTAAGACCGCCGGGGCGCTGAAAGTTCCAATTGAGTATGCAATTGATGATGCTTCCAGCTTGTTTACTATATTCAGGTAATAATCTTCAATGTTAATTAGGTTGCCTTGGTTGTCAAACATAGGGGTTAGCACTATGAGCTTAAAGTTAACCTTAGGCTTGATTGCTTTGTAATGGTCGTTACTTGGCTCAATGTAAGGATCACCAGGTTGTACCACAATGCTGTTAGCAAGCGGTGTGGCAGGTGGGAAGGAAAACACCTGCCACGCCGTATTGTCAGTTAGCGCGGTAGCGATTGTTCCTCGTAGGGTAGAGATTGCTGACATTATCCTACTTGACCGCCCGGCGCTAA